CCTGTTCCCATGCTTCGGGTTTGATGTCTGCAACCTCGTCAAGCACAGCATAGGTGAGCGACACTCCTCGCAAAGTATCTGGTCTATCAGCACCTCGCACATAAATCTTTGCTCCGTTTATCAAGGTAATGTCCATGTTATTGATGTGGCTGGCTTGGATGACCTCACGACCCAACTCCATCAATACATCCCAAATAATCTGTCGAGCCTGACCATTGGTAGGTGCAACATAAAGCACAGCAGACCCTGCACTACATTGCAGTCCTTCAATCAATAGGGTAATGGCTGAGAGTCTAGACTTACCGCAACGCCGCCCTGCCGCAATGACTTTAAACCTTGTTTTATCAGCAAAGACTTCTTGTTGCCAAGGCAGGAGGCTAAAGTTCAGGTCAGACATCTTTGCTTTCTATATCTTCAGCTTCTACTGTGTTGTCACCAATGGTTACACCACCAATGCCTGAGATCGTAATGTTTACAGCACTTCTCTGATTCTTTTCTTTTTCAAACAGAGTTACGGGAAGCATTCTATCCATACATAGCTTCAACGCCGCCATCTGTGCAGGGTGGTCATCATCAAGGGCAATCTGGACAGTCTTCTGTACAACATTGACTCCAGCACTGTTTATTAGGAGTTCCTTGAGTTCCTTGACCCTTTGATTCTCAGTCTTGGGCAACATAGCTAATGGCTTGGCATCAGCATACTTTGCCATAGTCAACTTACCTGAACCTTTAGGGCGACCTCTTGGCGTAGCCAAGTTGTCTTGTTCCTTCGGAGGACGACCCTTTTTCTTAAGGTTATCAGGGAGTGCATCTACTACGTTCATCTTTTATCCAATCAGGAAGATCACCAACACGGCTGGAGACTGTTCACATAAAGCAGTGTACAAATCCATTTAACAACAACAATCAATGGCGCTAACCCATCGTCAGTCTCCATGCGTCTTGGTAGTTAGTACATACTTTACATGAGAACAGGAATCTTGTATAGTGACATCAAACGGGGGCATCACCCACCCCTCTATGCGGTTGAGCCGACCAAGTAGGATAAACGTAGTGAACCATGTAGTTCTCAAGTAAAGACTCACATCTTGAACGGGGCTTGTAGCGTGGAGTGAATGATCTGACAGTCATCACTAACTTAGATAAACGAGAGGCTCTCCTTTAAAAAGGACTCACCCACTCACGGGTGTCTATCCTATTTGTCAACCACCTTCTCCCCTAATCCAGATAGCCATTTGCTGTTAAACACTAACTTACCTTTTTCCAGTGTCTAGGAGGCTACCCCAATATTTCATCACCACCAACCACCCCTCCCCCCATCAAAGTAAGCACCAACTAACATAAGCGGAGTAAGCACTAACTAACTTATGCGAAGTGAGCGCTGACTAACTTAAGTCAAACGATAATTGATTATCAGCAGTTAATTACTGACCAGTCAGTCAGTAAGCATATGGGAGGTATGCACCATAACAGGGATACTGACCAATGGGTCATTAAATACAATCTGAATTCTGAATACAATAAATTAGGTTTCACATTGTGGGATTGCACCATTGTGGTGAATATCTGCAACTGACTGCTCTAGTTTGGTGCATAGTGTCTACTAACTTCACCATTTTGGTGCGCTCTGTTAGTGGGTACTATCATTAGAAGTATTGGATTTATTCAAAGTCAAATATTGGCATGGTATGTGCATTAGTAAATTGTCCCTAGGACATTTTTTCAACACTTTAAAAGGCTTTAATATCATGAAAACACTAAACCTCAAATTAGCAGAATTGTCGGAATTGTCGGTTATCTTAGCCAATCGGATAATTGAATTAGAGAATAGCAATGGCAGTAAAGACCCTATGATTGAAACAATAGTGACTAGACAATTGAAACAAGCCAAAACAATTTTGGCAAGTGTTGAAGATATCCTCTTCAATTATCACGCTAAGTAAATTCTAGGGTCTAGGGTATTGTCTTACAGTATCCTAGAACCTAGGCTTTTCTAGGACTTCTAAGGGCTTTAATATGATGAATAACATTGTGATTTTTAAACAGCAGTATGGTGAATTCACTACCGAAAAAGACGGACGTTTATCAGGTAGCACGTTGACCATTAAGGGCAAACGTAAAGACGGAAAATATAGCGTTATCCATGCTACTGGTAGTGGCAAACGAGTAACCAAAATCTACACTGTAGAACAACTGCAATGGGTTATCTTTCAAATGGAAAAGACTGAAAAGTATTTGAAAGAATGTGCCTATAAAGCAGAGAATATTTATAACTGTAGGGCTTAAATTCTAGGGTTTATGGCATTGGAAACAGTGCCATTACACCTAGGGATTTTCCTAGACTTTGAGAGGCTTAAAAATGACAATCAATATTATCAAAATCGGTAGCATAGACAATGGCATCGATGGGTCAGAGGAATATCTTTTATTGACTGATTCAGAGGATAATTTAACTGAAAATCAAGCATGGGAATACTTGCACCCATTGGTTTATCGTGATACTGACACTGCAGGGGCATATTTTTGCCACTATGTTAAGACTATGCAAAAAACCGATAATTCAGTGGTTTGCATTGTTTATCACCAATATAATAATTAAATTCTAGGTTATAGACCCTTACTTGTAGGGGTTTATGCCCTAGGGATTTTCCTAGGAATTTCATTAACTTTTTTGATAGGTGTTAAAAATGGATAAACAACTGCAACAAATGGAAAGCCTACAAAGGGCTAAAAATGGTGATTCTCTACTCAATATCCCTAACATTATGCAAGGGTTTACTGCAAAGGGAATTAGCCCTAGCGACATAATCCCTAGGGAAAATGTCTTTACCTATAACGCATGGAAAGCCTTAGGTAGACAAGTAAACAAGGGAGAACATGGGGTTAAAGTAGTGACATGGATTGAAACCACTGATAAAGACACTGGTTTGCCTACAAAATTGTGTAGAAGTAGCACTGTTTTTCATGTATCGCAAACTACACCTATTCAGTAAACAATAGGTTTATGACCCTTGGAATTTTAGGGGTCATATGCCTAGGGGTTTCCTAGGGATTCATTAACATTTTTTGAGAGGTTTTAAAATGAATGCAAACCAAAAAAGGGCTTTGATGCAAATTGCAAAGGGCATCATAGAATCATGCAATATTGACTCTATTGGCGCGCCTAGTGGGGTTATATATTCGGCATTAATGGGGCATGGTGCAAGCCTAAACCAGTTTCAATCAATTATGGATACACTGGTTAGAAGTGGATTTTTAACCCATAATGCCGAATGCCACACTTACCATGCCACTGATTCAGGCATTGCATGGTCTAACAAAGTAGGGGCATAAAATGAAACCTACACAATGCACAATTACTGGTTACTGGTTCGTAACTGGTTACATTACTGGTAGAAAATATTGGGGTGCAAACCCTAGGGATTGTGTGCAAAATGCACAATTATATTTTTACCGATAACTAGGGTTTATCCCTATGGTATAGTGTTTAACACTATCACACAATCAATCGTCAATCATTCAATAGGTGTAAACAATGAAACTGCAAATTAATCAAATTTACATGATGCCGATTTTTGGCAAAGTGCAACAAGTGAAAGTCATAAAAATTCATCCATTTGGAACAGTAGATGTTGAATTGTCCAATGGCAAATGCTTTCGTATCACTGGTTTATCTTTAACTTAATAGGTGTAAACATGGAACATAAAACTCATTTATCATTTTCAACTGATAGAAACTGGATTCTCATTCATCAAGGGTCACCATTGTGTGATTACAAAAAAACCTATGATGAAGTTATGCAAGTGGTTAAACACTACAGAATTACTTTACCCGATGTAACTTGGAATGGTGATAGGTTTGAATGGGTTACCACTTCAACAATTCTCGAAACAGGGGTGTAAATATGGAAACAATCGACAAAATCATAGTAGGTGTAAGCCTAACAGGGTTTGCCTGTTTAATGCTAATTATTGGAACATGGGGTTAAAAACTAGGGTATAGGGCATTGTTTACAGTGTCCTATCACCTAGGCATTTTCCTAGGCATTTTCAACTAAAAAGGCTTTAATATGAAATTTTCAATTCAACGTAAACAACTGAAAGCATTGTCTAGATTCAGTGCCACTAAGGACATTCGTTATTATTTGTGTGGTATCCATGTTGTTCAAAATAACAGGGGAACATACTTAGAATCTACAAATGGTCATATCCTAGGTAGACTTTTAATAGATGAAACCCCTGTAGATGGTGAAAACAGTGTAATCATTCCTAATGATGCACTGAAAACCCTATTTGGCACTGCTAAACAGGGTAATGAAACCCTACACTTCACTGTAGATGGCATAAAAATAACAGTGATTCAACCCGATA